TGAGATTCTTTCTAGTAGACGGATCCATCCCGGCCATCGAGACATCGAGAGGCGAGATGGTGTCCTTATCCACCACTGGTAACTGGTCCCCGATCAAGGCCTCTGAGGTGCTTGGCGACGAAGGGTCGCCCGAGGTAACACGCGATATCGTGGCTTCGTTGACCACACGGCTCGGTGCATCCATGCCCGAGGGCGTTTGACGCGCCAGGAGAGCTTTCCAGCTATCTGAGAGATTAGCAGCTACACCAGCGTATAGCTGCTGCATATCTGCAACCGCCTTGACCCGCGCCTCTTCTGGCTGGGCAAGATCCCTGGAAATCTTGTAAAGATCGTGACCACCTTTCGGGCCTTTTGCATCCAACATACCAGACGGCCAGATCTGGATCTCGCCAATCTGTCCATCATCGAAGATAACGGAGAGCTTACGGTCGAAATAGCCTTCAGCTGTGAAGCTGTAACCTTCATCGATGACCTTATAGCGCTGACTGAGAGCCTCGACGAAAGCATCAGCGATCTCATTTGTTTCAGCCTCGATCCCGCCTCGGGCGACATCAGTGATGCGATTGAGATCCCCAGCATATTTATCGCGGATCTTCTCCTCGACGCGTTCTCTAAGTTTGAGCCGAGCGACTTTCTGTTTTGCGCCCACGCTCTCCGCAGCGGCACGGATCTGGACAGTGAGATCATCGTGGTTTCGAGCGGCGCGCTCCATTAGATCATCGACAGAAACAAACGCCTGGTTGGTCTTGGCCTGGAGCTCGATCGCCTTGGCCTCTGCAAAGTCGAGATCTTGGAGGCGAATGATGCGATCTTCTGGGATCCTGGTCTCGCGTGCAGGCTGCGGCTCTGGATCCGCCGCGCCGAAGATATCGCCCTGGAGCTGATCGCCCTGGTCTCTTACGCCTTGGCCTCCTGGCTCGTCGAAGTCCTCGACTGCGCTCTCTGAGACATCCTTAGTCGTGCGGCTTTGCGTTGGAGCATCGATAAGCTGTCCAACATCGCCAGTTGATATCCGGTCGAAATCGCCTGACTCAGCTGCGAGTCGGACAGCATCGACGAAGTTTCGAGTAGGTTCTGCGTAGCTCCCGCTCTCTCGAGCTGATCTTGCTGCTGCATTGAGGGCATCAGAGACTGGGCCTTTTCTGTTTGCGAGGGCTTGGAGGAGCGCGATCGCTTGCGAGTCATTGTTGGCTCTCCTTTCATTAGCGGCACGAGCGAGCTGATTGCCCTCGGCCTCAAGACGTTCAGCATTGCGCACCAGGGTGCCGAAGGCGGCTTTATCCTGGCGCAGTTGTTTTTGTGCGCGATCGAGGATCCTGGCGCGCTCTGTGAAATAGCTCTCTGTGATAATCTCTTCACCGAACAGGCTGTCTTGCGTGACGCGCTCGGCACCCGCATCGCGCACCTGGCGCACGATTGCCTCGGCCTGGAACTCGTTAGCCGGATCTGTTTTGGCCAGGACCGAGATCGCGCTGCTTTGCAGGCCTTCATCCTCGGGGATTAGACGCCCGACCAGGGCAGCATAGTTGGCTGGCACCACACCGTTGATGACAGCGCCAAACGCCTCGTCTGAGAGCAGTGTCAGCCCCTGGGCCTGTCTTACCAGGACAGATCGAGGAGGCAGCTCACCGATGCGCTCTGGGGCCACACGAAGCACTTTAGCTGCATCGATCGCAGTGCCTGTGCCTTCTGCGATATTCTTCATGGCAGCGATAACGCGAGCCATCTCTGGCGTAATGCCATCTGCCTCGCGGATGATGTGCCCATAAAGTCGCACATCTTGAGTTGGATCTTCCGCTTTAATTCGACGCGCTAGGCCGAGGCGCTGGTGGCCATCAGCAATAAACAGACGACCATCAGCAAATTCATAAACAAGAATTTGACCCGCCTTGACTGCATCCCAGATCTTAATTCCTAGCAATCGATCGCTAACGCCGTATTCGTCACCGCCTGCTTTGAACTGGAATAACTCAGCATCAACCTGGATCTCAGCGGGATCGAAGCGGTAAATCAGGCCATCGAGATTATCTGCTTCATAAACGCTGTCGATCTTGCGCAGCGGGACAGGCGGCGTGTCTGGCATCGCTGGGGGCTCGGCCATCTCGGTTGCGACCGTAGCCCGCTCCATGCGCTCCTGGTGAACTGCATCATCGACCAGAGGATTGATTGCGTTCTCACTCTCGAGGATCTCTGCCTGACGTTCAGCTGTGCGTGTTACCGATGTCGGCTTGAACAAACCGCTATCCACCAAAGCTCGATATCCTGATTTGAGCTGATCAGTTGCCAGTGAGATCGATTTGCCACCGATACGGAACACGACAGGCATTGCACCACCGAAGGCGCCACCCATTGCGACAGCCGTCCAGAATTGCTGAGGCGTATATTCATAGCCCAGCTTCTTATACCACTCTATCACGCCAGCCTGGGACATCGCCTCGGCGCCAGCGCCCAGCGCGGCCTCGCGGAAGATTGCCCCGTAAAGAGTGCGCGCCCCACCGCCGATAAATGCGGTCTCGACGTTGATTGAATCTGTTGCCACGCCACCGATACCACCGATAAAGCGGGCGATCATGTTTGCCGCGCCAGGTGAACGGCCTTCTAGCCCTTGCAATGTTTCACGATCTCTCTGGGCTATTTCTTGACCGCGACGCAAAACTTCCTCATGCGTCACCCATTGCAGATCGGGGAACAGATCTTTGTTCTCCTGGAGATAATCGACAATGCGTTGGGCCTCGCGCAGATACTGTTGCTCTGCGTTGCCAGGCGTTGCGGGGGCGCTGAGAAGGCTCGAGCTGATAAGATTGGCAGGATTGCTAAATCCATCATGCATGAAGGTGCGGATCTTAACGATAGATAAGCCCATCGATATTGTCGGCGTCGTAAACGCTGTCAATTTTGCTACGCCCGGGAACTCACTATAAGCGTCCATGCCAGCGCGCTCGTTGATTGTGTCAACGATCGGTCCCCACTGATCGCGCAGAACTGTAGCCTCGCTGTAAGCCTGGTCATTCGCCCTGGCGTTGTCATATGCCGCCGCAATGTTTTCAGCGAAGGTGCCGAGCGGTTTGCTCAAGCCGTTCTCTGGCATAAGATCTAGCGGATCCTGCTTCTGGAAGAGAAAACTCATTCAAGTCTCCCTGCTGCTAAGAAATCCTCATAGCTCAGAGTTGAGCCAGGCGTCATGGCATACTCGAGATAAGCATCGACCAGGTGTTGCTCTGCTTTACCCCAAGGGATTGTGCCTATCAAACGCTCAAGCTGTCCTTTTAGCTCACGCTTCCGTCGAGCTGGGATCCCAGAAGCATCATAGCGCTCGGCAGCTGTTTCACTAGCTACACGCTTAACCTCAGCTAAACCTTTATCTTTCCATAACTCAATATATGGAGATCCAGAAGGAGCAAGGATCTGTGTGTTTGCCTGGCTAACTACGGGGTTTAATGACGCAACACTTTCGAGACCAGTTTCTCCGACATCTTTAGGCTCAGCTGGCGGCGTCATTGCCTCTGGCGCGGCGCTAATCTGCGGTTTCGGTGCATCCTCAATTCCACGAAGGCCATAGTATTTCAAAGCATCGACGATAATCGGATTGCCATCTTTATCCGTGAAATGACGCGGCACGCCATTAACATCCGTCATCAGATAGTAACGACCCTCATCCAGCAAGACTGGGAACACACGGTCACTTTCGTTGATGTCTTTCAATATACCAGGATCGATGTTCTCCAAACCCGTGTTTCTTTTCAGGCCATCGGGCGTGAAATCTTCGAGCATGGTTGTGAACTGATCAGCATTAAGCCTCGCTGGCAATAGAACTTGGCGATCACGGATCTCATCGAACCCGCCTTTGCCAGTGCGTTGGTCAAAACCAAATGCAAGCTGGATTGCGTTTTGCCACATAATCGGATTGAATGAAGTGATCCCTTTATCAAAGGCCATCTTAGTATAGATTGCCTCGGCTACACTGAAACCAGTGCTGCGCGCTTCTGATTGGAATTGAAGTCCTTGGCCCACTGTTTTGATATATGAATAGCGCGCTGTATCAGTCATTGTGCCTGGCGCTTTGCTGCCATCCTTAATTAGATCGAAGCCAGCCAAGGCAGTGTTTGCTGTTTGCATTGCGCCCATGTTCACCAGGCCGCCAACGTGCGCCAACTCTGGATTTACGTCAGCCAGCTCGGCCAGGACATCAGTTGAGTGCGTGCCAAAGTGACGAGTGATCCCTCCCAAGATCTGCATCCTGGTAATGCGATTGCCCTCTGCCATCTGTGCGCTCAGAACGCTGGCTTCCTCATTCGTCAGGAACCGTAGAGGGCTGCCAAGGATTGCCTGGGCTGTGCGTGCGCTGGTAATACGCTCTTTGATTGATGCTGATGCGGTCTCGTCTGTTGTGAGATCGAGCGGGTTAAATTTAATATGACCGACACGGGTTGCCCATGAGATCGGATCCCTTTGGATCTCGGTGTTCATAGTGGTCAGCAAACCCTCGGCGGATTGCATCACCCTGGTCTCGGTCATCGTATCGATGCCTGCGCCACCAAGACCATCGATGCCACTGCGCATATCATTGATCGATGTCTGCAACATTGCTGGCGACATCTTGCGGAAGGCTTCAGTATATCCCTGGATTGTTCTGAACTGCGCCAGCTCCTGGCTAACTTCGACCTGCATCGGTCCTGGCAGTTGAGCGATACGGCTTTCGATTGCCAATACCGCTTCGGGATTAGGATCGCCGCCTTCTGTCAGGATTGTGGTTAGATCCTTGATGTCAGAGCTGATATCACGGGTCGCGCCATTAAGGACGGAGATCGTATTATTGACTTCGGTATTAAGGGACCGCGCCAGAGTGCGCGTCTTTTCAACGCCAAGCTCGGGAGGCGGGTTTGCCATCAGCTCTGTGATATAGGCTTGCTGCTCCTCGAGTGTCCCTAAACGCTGAAACGCGGAGATCGTGCCATCTGTCGCGGCTTGTTCACGCGTCGTCAGGATCATCCTGGAGATAGTGCCTTCATCGAACTGAAGGCCACGCATATAGGTCGCAATATCTGCAATGCCCTGGCTAACAGCAGCAGCGCGTGCAGCTGGATCTTGCGCAGAGGACGCAATGCGAAACACTTCTTGCTGGCGCTCTGCAATACCAACCAGAGCGCGGCCCTGTGATGCTTGGACTGCTCGAGCTGACGCCCAGGAGTTGTATCGAATATCTGCCTGGCTGGCGACATCCTGTAATTGATTGCGCAACAATCCAGCAGTTTCTGGATCCAGATTCGCTAGGGCAGCTGGGAAACCATCAACGACATCGGCAAGCTCGGCCTTAATCGATGAATAAGATCTGCCAGCGTTCTGGCCTTCGGTGACAATACGGTTGATTTCTTTGCGAGCGTCGGTCTCGATCTCAGCTGCGGCCACGCGGTTTGCCACGCTATATGCCTCACGCTCTCCAATCGTTGTTGGACCGCCAGCGCCCTTCAATGCCTCGAGAACAGGCTGCGCGCCCATTTCCCCAACAATCTCACGGCCACGTTGTTGTGCCTGGAGCTGTTGCTCCTTGTAAACAAAGTCAGACATACGATCGACCTGTTGGCTGATCGTTTGCCCCAATCGAGCGCCTTCGCGGAAGTTTGCGAAATCAACCTGGCCAGGCTGTGCGGCTCTTACCCCTGCTCTCTGATATCTTGGAAGAATTGCCATTTATGCTGCCCCCGCCGAAATATCCAAGGCAGGGAAGCCAAGCTGGCTCTGCCTATAATAACCTTCTCCCATAGTTCCAGCTGCGGAAACGAATGAGGACAACATGGCTGTGTCGCCAGCCTGGCGATAGATATCAGCCTGGTAAGACGCCATGCCTGCCGCCAGAACCGCGTTATCTTTCGAGATGTTATATTCGCGGATGCCTTCTTTCATCGTGTAATTAGCTAGTGAAAGGGCGGATCCAGAAAGCGGATCAACGCCACCAGCTGCCGCTCGAGCAATTATCGTCCCCATTGTTTCATTCATGCTTTTCAAAATATCAGCAGCTTGTTGCTTATACGCAATCGCTTGGCTGCGGCCCTGGATCTTAGCCTGGGCGGCCTGGGCATTGTATGCCTTGCGCTGCTGCGCCCCTGCATAGAGCTGGGCGCCAGCAGAGACCACTGCAAATGCTAACTGTGACATTTTTAGTCCCCTATGCTGACGCGATATTCGATGCCGAGAAGATTAAGGTTTAACGGATTGCTTTGCGTAACTGTGATCTGACCAGTCTTGTTAAAGCCCAACAATCCGTGAAGCGTTTTAAGTCCGGTGTATTTCAACACTCGAGTGTTCAACGAGCCTGGAATATTCTCAAGATCGTTGAACGGAACTACCTTGCCGTTAATACTCATGTTCTGACTTTCGTAAACCAAGGCGTCGGTTTGCAGCACGCGCTTGTTCACGCCGATAACAGATCCTTGAGCCATCCTCGGCTCGACGGGCATGGTCTTAATCTCAACGTCATAGCCAAGCCCGATCGCAAAAGATTCGAGAGCGCTACGAGCAAGGGTTACTGTATAGGGCGACGAAACTAAAACCGTCTGCGTGCCGACATAATCGCCGTCCACGATCTGTTGGACAGTCAATCCGGCAAGATGGCTGGCCGTTGTGCTCGACGCATAGCTCCCAGTCACCGCGCTATCGACGGTCAAGGTGTCATCGAATCGCTCAAGCAAGTAAGACCGCGCATAGTCAGTCACCTCTTCAACTGTAACGACAAATGTTGCCGATCCAGAATTTCCTGATCCTAGAGGGTTTAAGTCCGAGAGCTTGATTGTAATGGTCGTCGAAGTGGCGGAGTAGACGGCAAGCTCGACATCGTTATATACGGTTGCGTCCAAATCGCCCAAAAGCAACGCAAAAATCGGACCATCGTCACGGTAGTCACGCATACCACTGACAACGATCTCATCATTTACCTCAATAAAATGGGCCGATGGATAAGTGATCTCTAAGAAAACCCCAAGATCACTAATGGTGAACCCAAGCCCTGTTGGTGTTATGGTGTTCGTCGTTTCTTTAACACGGGTTACTAGGGCATAAGTCACATTGTTATCAACAGCGCAGGCTAGGAACTCTCCCCTTGTTACGAACTCACTGGCGGCAATCACATTCTGCTCGGCCAGGATCGAGTAGACGGTCATGGTTCCGTCAGTATTTACCAGGAAAATCCGATCCGACTCATCCGATGCGGAGGATCTGCTGACAGCAAGATCAATCGGATCTTTGATAAGATGCGAGCTGAGAACAGACAAAACCCTAGCGTTATAAGCGGCAATGGAATCAGAGAACTGAAATCCGACTAGCGACTTGCCCTGTCTCTGCACAAAAACTGTTGCGCCGTTGAGATCTTCGATCGGCACGCCAGCCTGTGCGCCAAGGGATGTTTGGGAACGCACCAAGAAATTGCTTGGCGTAATCGGGTTTGCTGTTGTCTGGATAACAACGAACTCGCCGCCCGTGGTAAAGATGCGCAAGTCAGAACTCGCAGCCATATTCACGATCGCATTGAGCTGTTTGGTGTTAAGAGTGGCCTCGACGCCATCATCATCAAGCGCAGTGCGAGGATCGAAGTTGTAGTATTCAGAAACCCGAGATCCCCATATTGTGTTTGGTCGGGACGTAGACCCCCCAAAATACAATCTGCCTTCATGGAACGCGGCGCTACGCGGCCAGCCTCGAGAGGCCGACCAAGTATCCTCATATCCGTTTTCAATTTCCCAATCGCCAGAAACAATCGGATCTACCGAAAAGAAAGGCACCTCAACATATGCTTGAACAACTGTATGACTGTCGTATCTAACTATTCTTGCCTTCCCAAAGCCGTTTTTATTGTAGATGTAAGATCCCACTACGTCATCTTCAAACGGATTTATAGCATATTGAGATGTGTTATCTGGCGCTGTATCCCAGCCGCCATATACGGTAACGATCTTGGTAGATGCCACATAATCTTCAATATGACGTTTTTGCCCAGCGCCCGTGCCACCAGTAATGTGTATCCACATACCATTCGGCTGGTCGTCAACAGAAAAACTGGTGGCTGATTTTAGTGTGATTGTCGTAGAGGTTCCTGCTTGGGCTGTTCCATTATCTGTAGTCGTGCTCGATGCTGTGATCGTAATATTGCCCGTAATCGCACTTGGCGTGATACTATAAGTCGGCTCATGGACATCGACGACAAACGCATATTGTGGGACAAAATCGATCGGCAAAGCGCCAATCGTCCAGCTGGTATCACTGTTCCGCAAAATCCGTTGAGGCTCGAGATCCTCATGCACTAGGATCAGGGTATCGACAGCCTGAGTATAATTCAGCTCATTGAGCATGGCGGCGGTGATCGTTGTCGTGGCGTAATCGTTGCCGCTGCCATTGATATTTGTTTGCAGCACGCCATCCTTGAACACATACATACGCTGGTCCACAAAAACCAGGATGTAGCTATCCGTCACGCTGTATTCGAACGCAATGAGTTTGAACTCGGAAAAGCTGTTTCCGAAGTCATGCAGGAACTTTAAGCCTGGACGGCGCCGAACCCCGCCCTGGGGCTGAACGACCACGTTTTTCGCCCGCTCCAAGGCGTTGTTATACTGGGCAAGATCCACACGGGCACGCAGAAGAGGATCCAGCTCGCCAACTGTAAAGTTGCTCTGAAGCTGCAAAACCCTCGTCATATTAACCCCTCACGTCAATCAGTGAGTAATCCTCGATTATCGGCGGCAGCTGGCCACGGCTATCTACATTCATAGCCTCTCGCAACAGGCCACCGCGCCCGCCATCTGCGGGAGATCCATATGCCACACCGCGGAAATAATCTGCCTTAGCAATTTGGTCGGTAATCACCACAGCAAGCTCAGACGCCAAAGCCGCCCTGAGAACGCGCACGAAATATGCAGGCATATTTGCCTCAGTTACCGTCGCCTGGTAATCGATGTAAACCGTGCTCATGTTGGTGAACAGCTGTGATCCGTATATCTCCCAGCCATAGCTCAGAGGTTTGATCCCAGCTGCGTTGCTTGCAAAAACAGCTTGGGGGTTTGAGATTCGATCAGCAGGAAGGTCGAAGGCGTTTTGCCACTCGTTCACTGGATCCGTTATGTTCTGCGAGAGCTGCACCTTTTTGACGCTCCAGCTCCACGGATAAACTGTTAGTAAGTGAGTTTTGAGATCAGGATAGAGAGCGCTGCACGCGGCGGCAGCATCAGATCCATCCGACAAGGAAGATATTGAAGAAGCGCCGAGAGATATCAGAGCCTCAGAGCAAACGGTAACGTCAGTGTCTCCTGTGGCCATCACGCGTCTCCATCGTGGCGAAGGAGGGGCCGAGTTTCCCCGGCCCCCGTTTCGTTAGTCGCTGTCGGTGTTCG